CCTAATATGTCTTACTTAAGCCCTGCCAGACGCTTGAAATCAATCAAATTGCTTTCGGCAATTGGATCTTTCTCAACTTCTTTTTTGGCAGTTTCTTTATCACCAGTCACTTCTTTAATAACACTTTCTGTGAGTGCAGTTTTAGCGCCTGCTTTATCACTTCCAGTGTTTAGAACTGCTGGTAAATACTTATCGAAAGCGGCCTTCAGTTTGGGGGTCTGGACGCTTTCTAGTAAAGCCTTCATTACTTCGGCCTTCTCTTTGTTTAGTGGAGCAAGAAGTTTTTCCATTTCCTTTTCACGCTGAGTTGATTCCTTAATAATGCGGACTTCACGATCCTTTGATTCGACTAATTTTTTGGCTTCATCAGCCTGTTTCTTAGCCTCAGCCAATGCTTTTTCTTTTGATGCAATTGCTGTCATTAACTTACGTGCTTCAGCCTTATCATTTAGATAAGTTACTGAATACTCGCTTGCGAATGCTTCAAACAATTTACGTCCAAAGTTGTTTTCACGGGCTGACTTAATATCTTCCTTAAGTTGTGATAGTTCACCCTTAAGATGAGATGATACTGCATTTTTAACACGCTGTGCGCTTTCTGCAATAAACTTGGCCTTAAGTGATTCTAACTGCTGACGACCTTCAGCAACTAACTTCACTTTGGCTTCGACTACTGCTTTCTTGTCTTGTGAAAATTCTTTAATTTCACGGGCAAGTGCGTGTACAATGAATTTTTCAAGTTTTTCTTGATTTTCCATTTGTACCTTGCGATCAGAGCGTAGTTCACGAATTTCTTCGGCTAGTTTTGTAACCATAAATTCATTGAACTTTGCAGCATTTTCTTGTAACTTTGCTTTCGCTGCTACACGGTCTTCACTGATTGCCTTCTTTTCTTCATGGAATTCTTTAATTTCCTGAGTTAGGCTGTCAGTAAGCATCTTATCTAGGGCTTCTACCATTACGCTACGATCATGTTCGTAACGTTGTGCAAACTCCTCGCGGAGTTCAGCACGGACTTGATCTTTGGCTTCTGTTAACTTTGATTCCCATAACTTGTTTAATTCGTTAGAGACATCTTCGTTAATAAGGCCAGAGTCAAGTAATGGTTTGATAGCATCTAACATGCTCTTATCCTCTATTATTTGATTTTAAGTTCTTTGATGAGGCGTTTGACTTCCTCACCCAAGTAACTTTGTACCTTTTTGTCGCCCCTTACATCCCTAGCGATATCTAAAACTTTATGACCATGCTTCATATTCATGAGGCTTTCGTATATTGCTTTAGGATATGCGTTAGGTGCGCTTGGTTGTGCGACTATATCGACAGTGATTATTTCAAAATCACTTACTTTGCCGTCCATGTCGTTTACATTACCTGATCCACGACTTGAAACGCCGAGTTTGACACCACTCTCCAACATAGTCTTTACTAATTGACCCATTGGAGTTGGTAAAATCTTGAGTTTGCCAAAGCCGTTTGCACCATCCATCCACATGCTTGTAATCATGTGACTTACACGATCTAAATTAATCTTTAAATCATCTGGGTGATCGACTTCGCCTAGTACTGAGTAACCTTCAGTAATTTGCTTGTTTAACGTTTCAACAGCATTCTCAATTTCAGAAACGGGATAAACACGCTCGTTTGCGTTTTTTACCCCGCCCTGAATAAAGATGCCCTTCATGTAGAGGGTCTTTAAGTCATTGCCCTGTTCACTAACAGATTCAACAACCATATTCGCTCTATCGAACGTTAGGTGCTCTTTGAGATACAAAGCCATTGTTCTCCAAGTTACCCTTATTAGCCCTTAGCGACCGGGCTATGCTTATCTGATGCGCCATCCTTAGTTACTGGTTTTGGTGCAGCCTTAAGTTCTGGGCCTTTCTTCTTGCCTGGTGAATTACCAACGTCACCGATCAAATCGCCTTGTCCTTTTGTATAAGGATTGCTTGCCTTATCTGGACCATCTTTTTGCTTTAGATCGCCGCCGGCTGAGAAGTTTACTGGTTTTACACCTTCTGCTTTAACTTTTGGTGCAGTCAATGCTACGCTCTTTTTATTTGCGCCGTCATCACCATGAGTTACAGATACTTTCTGAAGTTGTACTGCTTCCATTACATCTTCTTCTACGCTATCATCCTCATCTGATGCTTCAGCCATCATTTCTTCGTCGCCAGTTACTTCGACTTCTTCTTCGTCGCCTTCTGCGCCGCCAAGACCCATAATTTCTTCTTCAAATTTTGCCATTAACATATCGAGTTTATCTTCGATGTCAACAACACGGTCTTCTAAATCTTCAGCATCGCCTTCTTTATCATGATCTGCTTCAATATCATGAGTTACTTCGTCGCCTGCTTCTTCTGCTTCGTCATCGAATTCTGCATCAATGTCATCTTCTGCTTCTGACATTTCTGAAGTTTCTTCTGCGCTGATCTCATCGATCAAATCAGTAACTTGACCTGCAGGATGACCTTCTTCCATATCGTGCATGGATTCTTCCATTGCTTCTTCAGCCATAATGTTTTCATAAATTTCGCGTGATTTCTCTACAACGATATCATGAAAAAGTTCTTTGGCTTGTTCTTCGTTCTCATTGATAATAAGTTCAATGAGTTGTTCAAATTTCTTGTTTTCCATTTGTGATTCTCCTGGATTGAAATGGCTTTGTAGAATTATTTAGTGAGTAGCACTAAAAAGTGTTCAATAAGTGCGATTTTTTTACGTTTTTGGAGTTTTTAGTAGACTATTAAAGACTTGGTGTCTGATTTTGTGCTGGGGTGCCGTATTGATCTCTTACTTTTGCTAAGTGTTGCTTCTTTTCATAATTTCTAACATCAAGCATACGGCGTAATTTGCGTATCTGCTTTAATGTTAATTTTGTTTTTCGACTGGTTCTCCACGTAGGTTTGCTGTTATCTTGATTAGCATCTTGATAACCAGAAACAGGAGGATCAAACATCTCAAATAGTTTCATACTTGTATTTATCTTTTAGGCTGCTGGGCCTGCTGGGGCAGCGGGTGGAACTGCGCCGCCTGGGGAAGTCTGTGCTGACCCAACTGGGGCAGTGACATTTTCTGGACCTAAATTAGGTTCTTCAGGTGGAGTAGTGAGGTCTTCACCTGTTTCCTCATCAGCAGTAATATCGCTTGACGATACTCCAATACTACGTAAATCGCTACCCTTAGGCTCTTCGCTAAGATCCTTATTGTGTTCTTCTTGCCAAAGTTTTTCGTTCTTAGTAATTTCTTCTTCAGTCAATCCCAAGAAACGTTCTAACGCAAAACGCTTACTAATATATGGAAATTGTTCCATTGCTTGGAATGTGTTTACTCTAGCAGTATCTAATTCACTTTGACGATATGCTGCAAAGTTTTGCGGTGGATTAAAGTTTAATTGAAATAAACTTGCATCCATATTAAATCCACGCCAACGTAAAAACAACTTGAATTCTTCATCTAATTTTTGTGAAATATAATTCTGTAATCTTTCGCAATATTGATTAAAACGATATTCTTGTATCAATGCTGTACCAACACGGCCATCACTTAGTGGTCTATCGCTATCATCTGGACCTGTTGGGAGATAACTACTTGGCACACGTAAACCACGTGCCAATCTGTTATTAAAATAACGTAGATCATCAATTTCACCCAAATTTTGTCCGCCTGGCATAACTTCTACAGTAGATCCGCGACCGTCTGCGGTGACAGGGAAGAAGTAATCTTCATTCATTGACAGTGGATTATATGTGGCATCAACAATGCTTGCTCCACCATATAAACTTGGAATTCTACGTTGGTGTATTTCATTTTTAATACGTTCTACGAATGCCATAGCCATATGGCTTGGCATGTTACCTACGTCAATCTTAAACAATCTACGTTCTGGTGCACGTTGAACACGGTAGATCAGAACCGCATCTTCAAGTAATTCTTTTTGCTTGTAAACTTTAAATACGTTTTCTAATATACTTTGTCCAAACGGCCAAAATCTATCAAGACCCTCAGTCAGACTAAGATGAACAATATGTTTCGCGTCGATAGCAGCCTCGCTCTGACCCAGTGTAAAGCGGCTACCGGACGTATTATATGGCATTGCTGGAACTGTATACGGTGTATTAGTTCCGCCACCTGTGCCGCCCAATCCTGTTGCAGGATTAGCAGCAAAGTCAGTATTGGTTTTTTGTGCTACTGACAAATTCTGTAGATTGATGTTTAAATCTTTGATTACATACTGTTCGGGTTTTTTGCCTTCGCTTTCGTTAACGATGACTTTGATTACCTTGACCATATCGACCCAGTACATTTTAAAGTTTTCTGGATCACGAACAAATACTTGATCGCCGTATTTTATTACATTACGGAATATTTTAAAAATTCTTTGGTCTAATTCATTTAACTTACACCACTGATTAAGTTGCTTAGACAATAATTCTACTTCATGAGGTGTGGGGTCATCATTAAACTTTATACTAAATGGAGTACCGTTGTGTTCATTTTTCTGTGTGCTAAATTCACTAATAATGTCTAAGCAAGCATTAATTTCAGCATCGACATCCATCATTTCATATTGATTATAACGTTCAATACGATTAGGATGTCCTGTGTAGACTTCTGGAAGTCTACTCATGTAGTTTCTATAAGCAAAGTTGTCGTTATTATAACCGTTATTAGGTGTTCCGTTCATGCCTGGACTACCGTTCCAAGCACCTGCATTACTATTTGCGCCAGAAATAGGGCTTGAAAATCCTGATTTATTAAGGAACTTGCGTTTATATGGCATGATAGAAATATTTATCTTATGCGCGTCTTAGTTTTAGAAAGTCACGCAAGTATGAATTGCTTGTTTCAATTCTGGAATTAGTCTCTTGTTGCATGTTTGATAATTTTTCGCCCAATCTATTGATACTTGTGACCATATCTTTCATAGTATTTTGCATACTGACATTATATTCATTGCGTATTTCTAAATCAGCAGCGGGAGTTTTTGATAATTTATCCAAAATAGAATTATCTACTAATGGCTGAACTAACTCATCTGTATTACCTTCGCCAATCAATGCGGGCACAGGACCAGTAACTCTTCCACCCTCTGCTAATTGTGCATGAAAATGTCCTGCTGTCGCATAACTAGATGGCTTCCAATATTCATCAATTACTGTTGAGAATCCTGCCGCCTTAGCAGCATTTATAACTGCCATACTAAAATCTTTTTCTGGTTTTCCGTTAGGATTTTTATCATCTTTATATTTTGGATTTAAAAATCTTTCTTGTATTGAAAAATCAACTGCATTTCCTGTATGGTGTTTACTGTTTTCAGTTCTACTATAACCATCATTTATTCCAGTAAATTGTTTAAATGCAGGCACACTAGCCTGCAATATTTTCATCAATTCTGGTATTTTTGGATTTAATGGAGCATTGTCCTTTTGCGCACCAGGTTTTAAAATTAAACCCATTGCTGCTAATTGTGCAATGGATGTACTAGGATATGTTGATCCTGTTGATTGAGCATTAGCAGTAGGCGATGTAGTGCCTGCTTTAGGGATCTTTACCTCTGTAAGGTCAGTGTCAGTTACTGGAGGTGCAGCAGTCGTGCCTGGTGCCGCAGCAGTTGGTGCTTGTGCAGTGCCAGTTGTTACTGCCGATGGAGCAGCAGCAACAGGAGCTGCATATCCCGGTCTGTTGACCTGTACTTGCCCGCCCGGCGCTTGATAACGTTCACCATATGGTATTCTAACATATTCTTGTTGATCTTGACCTAAAAATCCAGTTGCTGTAGGGCCGGCCTTCATTCCCGGCATATATGGTTTTATTGTACCAGATAGTAATCCACTTTGCAACGCTCCGTATCTATTAAGTTTTACTAACTCATTAGTTTGATTTAATAATTCTTCGTAGATATCCTCGTAATAATTTATTGCCCTACTATCATACA